CCACATGGTTGCGCACTGCCTGCGCGTGCCCGGCACCAGCACCACGCTGCCGGTGGGGAAGGCTGGCGCGCTGCAGGACGCGGAGGAAACGCCATGACCCTCGCCGAAGCCCGCCAGCTGCTCGACGCCGTGCGCGCCGGCACCAGCAACCCACCCTGGAGTCGCGTGCGCCTGGCGCTGCAGATGACCGGGGACATTCCCGGCGCGTGGTCGAGCCAGGAGCTGCGCAGGGTGCCTGAGGTGGCGCCGTCGGGGAGGGCTGCGGCGTGAGCCCGTCCGCCCAATGCCCCGGCGCCCCGTCCCACCTGCACCCCGGCGTCATGCGGATGTGCCCGACGACCTGCGCCCGCTGGGCCTACGCGGCCGAGGGGATCGAGCCGGCTATGGAGCGGGTCGATGGGGTGTGGCAATGCAGCAATCACTTGCCGCGCGAGGGTCAGGCAGCATGCTGACATTCGTCGTCCCCGGCGCTCCCCAAGGCAAGGGCAGGCCCCGCGTCGGCAAGATCGGCGGCCATGCCCGCATGTTCACGCCGGCCAAGACGGTCGCATACGAGGGCTTGGTGGCGCACGCCGCGCAGCAGGCCCTGGCCGGTCGGCCGCTGCTGGATGGCCCGCTGTGCTGCGACCTGACGATCCACTGCGCCGTGCCGCAGAGTTGGTCCGGCAAGAAGCAGCGCACCGCCCTGGCCGGCGAGGTGCTGCCGACGACGAAGCCCGACGCCGACAACGTGATCAAGGCGATCTTCGACGGCTGCAACGGCGTGCTGTGGCGCGACGACGTGCTGGTGGTTGAGCTGGCGGTGCGCAAGCGCTACGCGGCCACCCCGGGCGTCTACGTCAAGGTCTGGCCGCTGGCTGAGGTCAAGCAGCCGCGCGCCGAGGCGATCGAGGAAGGGGCGAGCTGATGGGCGGCCTGACGGTTACAAAAACGAAGCGAAAACTGAGCGGTGCCGCTGCTCTTGGCCCCGGACCTGGGCGCCCGAAAGGCATGCCGAACAAGGTGACGCGCGAGTTCCGCGAGACGGTGCGCAAGCTGCTTGAGGACAACGCCGACAACGTGGCGCTGTGGCTTAGCCGGGTTGCCGCGGACGATCCGGCCAAGGCGCTCGACATGCTGGCAAAGCTGGCCGAGTACGCGGCCCCGAAGCTCGGCCGGATCGAGCACACAGGAGCGGATGGGGGCGCCATCGTCATCGCAGCGAGTCAGGCCGACCAGAAGCTGTGAAGTTCACAGCGAAGCAGGAAGAAGCCCAGCGCGTCATCACCGGCGACGCCACGCACTGCATGCTGTTCGGCGGCAGCCGCAGCGGAAAGACCTTCCTGCACACGCGCAACCAGGTGTTCCGCGCGCTGAAGGCGCCAGCCAGTCGACATGTGGCGTTCCGCTTCCGGTTGAACCACATCAAGGCCTCGCTGCTGATGGACACCTTCCCGAAGGTCATGCGGCTGGCCTTCCCGGGAGTGCGATACGACCTGAGCAAGACCGACTTCGTGGCCACCTTCCCGAACGAGTCGCAGCTGTGGTTCGCCGGGCTCGACGACAAGGAGCGGACCGAGAAGGTGCTTGGCCAGGAGTTCGCGACGCTGTACTTCAACGAGTGCAGCCAGATCCCCTACGGCAGCGTGCAGACCGCCCTGACGCGCTTGGCGCAGGCCGCCACGGTGAAGATGCAGGGCCGGGCCGACGAGCCGCTGAAGCTGCGGGTCTTCTACGACTGCAACCCGCCGCCCAAGAACCATTGGACATACCGGCTGTTCGTCCAGAAGCGCGACCCGGAAACGCTGATGCCGCTGGCTCGCCCCGACGACTACGTGGCGTTCCAAATGAACCCGCAGGACAACGCGGCGAACCTGGCGCCGGGCTATCTGGAGACGCTGCAGGGCCTCAGCGCGCGGCTGCAGCGCCGCTTCCTGCATGGCGAGTTCGCCGACGCCAACCCGAACGCGCTGTTCCCCGACGAGGCCATCGACAAGTGGCGGCACCTCGGCGGCGAACTGCCGCAGTTCGTGCGCGTCGTTGTGAGCGTGGACCCCAGCGGGGCCGACGACGACGAGAACGTCAACAACGATGACATCGGCGTCGTGGTCGCGGCGCTCGGCATCGACGGCAACGCCTACCTGCTGGAAGACCTGACGCTGAAGGCCGGGCCGGCGACCTGGGGCCGAACCGCGGTGCGGGCTTACGAGAACCACCTGGCGGATGCCATCGTTGGCGAAACCAATTTCGGCGGCGCCATGGTCGAGTTCACCGTGCAGGCCGTGGCCAAGGACATGGGCGTCACGCCGAAGTTCAAGAAGGTGACGGCCAGCCGCGGCAAGACACAACGGGCCGAACCCTTCTCGGCCCTGTATGAGCAGGGCAAGGTGCGTCACGTCGGCCGCTTCCCCGAACTGGAGGAAGAGATGGCCGGCTTCTCGACCCACGGCTACACCGGCGTGCGCTCCCCGAACCGCGCCGACGCCCTGTTCTGGGCGTTGGCCGAACTGTTCCCAGGAATGACCCGCCCGCCGCGAAAAGGGCGAACGCTGGATCTGGAAAGCAAGGGCTCGCCTTGGATGGCGACGTAGTGCATACTAACGTGAGTGGCCGCTAACATCGCAGACCATGCCCCAAGACCTGCACCAGCGAGCGAAAGAACGTTTCGAGGACGCCAAGGAAGCCGCATCGGAGCAGCACGCCCGGATGCGCGAGGATCTGCGCTTCTCCGACCCCACCGACCCGCAGCAGTGGGACGAGAAGGTCAAGAAGATGCGGGGAGATCGCGTCTGCCTGACGGCGGACCGCACCAACCAGTACATCTTCCAGGTCGTCAACGACGCTCGCAAGAACAAGCCAGGCATCACCACCATGCCGGCTGACAGCGGGGCCGATGTGCAGGTCGCGCTGCGCCTGGACGGCATCATCCGGCACATCGAATACCGCTCGCGCGCCACGGTGGCCTACGACACCAGCATCGATCACTCAGCGCGTTGTGGGCTCGGCTGGATTCGCGTGGTGCCGGAGATCGTCAGGCCGGAAACCAACCAGCAGGAAGTGACGATCAAGCGGGTGCACGACCCGCTGAGCATCGTGCTGGACCCGGATTCGACGGAGCCCGACGGCTCGGATGCGATGTTCGGCTTCGCGGAAACCGTCATGTCGAAGCGGGCCTTCGAGCGCGCCTATCCGAAGGCCGACGTGTCCAGTTGGGAGTCCGCAGACGCTGGCTCGGCCGGCTGGTTCACGACCGATGGCGTTCGGATCTGCGAGTACCAGTACGTCGAAGAGACGCAAGCCAACTTCGTTGTCGCGGTGGACGCGAATGGCGAAGAACTGGAGTTGAGCGAGGACGACTACTGGCTGCTGGCCAAGCAGATCGGCTATCAGCCGAAGGTCGTCCGCCAGTTCATGGCCACCGAGCGCCGCGTGAAGTGGTGCAAGCTCAACGGCGTCGAGGTGCTGGAGGAAACCGACTTCCCGTCGCGCTGGCTCGGCTTCATCCCGGTCCTCGGGTACGAGTTGTGGGTCGACGGCAAGCGCAAGCTCTGCGGGCTGACGCGGCGCATGATGGAGTCGCAGCGGGCCTACAACTACGAACGGTCCGCGCTGGTCGAGGCGGTGGCGCTGCAGCCGAAGGCGCCGACGATGGTGCCCATCGACGCGGTGGCCGGGCACGAAAAGCACTGGCGAGAACTGAACACCGGCTCGCCGGCTTATCTGCCGTACAACCACGCCGACGAGGACGGCAACGCATTGCCGGCGCCGCAGCGCCTGGCGCCCCCCGCGTTCCCCGCCGCGTTCGCGCAGGGCGGGCAGATCGCCCTCGGCGACCTGGAGGCCTCTGTCGGCATGTACCGGGCCAACCTGGGCGCGCCGAACAACGCCACATCCGGGCGCCAAGAGCGCGAGCGCAAGGAGGAGGGTGACACCGCGACCTTCCATTTCGTGGACAACCTGAGCCGCAGCATCGAGCACGTCGGGCGGATCGTGGTGGACATGATCCCCAGGCTCTACGACACCAAGCGGCAGGCGCGCATCCTCGGCGTGGACGGCAAGAACGATCAGATCGAGGTTGACCCGCAAGGCCCAGCCGTGCGCAAGCAGGGCAACAGGATCGTCGCCATCAACCCCGGAGTCGGCAGCTACGACGTGCGCGTGGTGGCCGGGGCCAACTACACGACGCAGCGCCAGGAAGCTGCCGAGGGCATCGCCGAGATCCTGCAGGCGGCGCCGAACTTCGCGCCCGTGCTGGCCCCGTCGCTGGTGAAGCTGCGCGACTGGCCGGAAGCCGACAAGGTATCGCGCATGCTGCTGGCCATGGCGCCGCCGCAGGTGCAGGAGATCGCCAACGAGGGCCAGGACGGAGACGAGCCGGCGCTGCCCCCCGCGGCGCGTACCGCCATGGAGCAGATGCAGGCGCAGATGCAGCAGATGGCCGCGATGCTCGACGCCGGCGAGAAGGAGATCGAGCGGCTGACCCAGGAAACCGAGGCGCTGAAGGCAGACAAGTCGATCGAGGCCGCGAACGTGCAGTTGAAGGCGCGCGAGATCGAGGTGAAGGAGATCGAGGCCGGCACCAAGCGCATCGAGGCGACGAAGGAAGAGTCGCAGGCCGTCGAGATGGCGCGCATCGAGAGCGACGCCGAGCAGAAGGAAGCCGACCGGCAATCACGCGAGCGAATCGAACTGCTGAAGCTCGCCGCCCAGCTGATGGGCCAGCAGCGAGGCGCGGAAGGTGCGGATGGCGAAGGTGAGCCGGCGGAGCCGACAGAGCCCGCAGGCGCCGACCTGGCCGGGCTGATGCAGTCCATCCAGTCCATGGCAGCAACGCTGGCCGCGCCTCGAATACTCATCCACGACGAAAACGGTCATCCGATCGGTGTGCAGCCGGTCCTGAACTAAGGAGTCTCATGAGCGAACTTGCCGCAACCGATTCCGAGATGGCCGGCGTGGCAGGCCGCATCAGCGCCGCCGAGAAGGGGGCCATTGCCCTGCATGCCGAGCCCGCCGTCGTGCGAGCAACGATCCACATCACCCGAGCCGCTACCGGCCAGGTCGAGACATTCGATCTGGTCGGCACCCTTGACCACCAGGAGCCCCCATGTCAGTGACTCACCCCACCCCGATGCGCAACACGATTGCGGATACCGTCGTCGACGCACTGGACGTAGGCGGCCCCGGCAAGCTCAAGTTCCGCTTGGCCGGCACCGCCGGAAGCCCGGGAACCGCCGTGGCGACGCTGACGCTTTCGGCGACCGCGTTCGGCGCGGCGTCAGGCGGTACAGCCACCGCGAACGCGATCACCAGCGACACCAGCGCCGCGGGCAACGCATCGCCCGTGGCCACTGCCACGCTTGAGACGGCAGGGGGCACGGTCTGCGTGCACTGCGCCGTGGCCGCCTCCGGCTCCGACATCAACATGAGCGGCGGCTTGGTCGTGGGGGCGGGCGATACGGTGTCGTGCTCGTCCCTCACGTATTCGGCCCCGGCATGAGCAGCATCGCTGAATGCCTGCGCGAACTGGCTGTCGCGCTGCGCGCGCACGCATCAACGCTGGACGAGGTGGCGGCGACGCTGGAGGCGGTCGATCCCGTTGATACGGTAGAGCCCACCGACCCAGTGGACCCGCCGCCGATCGATCCCGTGGACCCGCCGGTGGAACCCGTCGATCCGACGCCTGTCGAGCCTGAGCCTGAGCCTGTCGATCCACCCCCGGCCGAGCCCGGCCAGGCCCTGCGGCTGCTGCGCGTCATCGACCTGGGCGCAGTCGGCCCCTACATCACCACCAAAAAGGGCGTCTTCGACACCGGCGAAAACTCAACGTACAACCGCGGCGACACCCTCATCGACCCGCGCGTGCAGGGTCCGCAGGTGTGGCAGTGGGCCTTCGCGGCAGGCAAAGCCCCCAAGGTGCTGCCGCGCATGCGCATGCTGCTGGACGGCTCCGAGG